TCTTCGACAAGATCAAGACCATGTTTTCGGGGCTGTGGGACTCGTTCAAGTCGTTTTTTTCCAGCTTCGGCGACAAGTCCAAGAGCACATTCGACTCTATGTCGAGCAGTGCGTCGAGCGCATTCCAAAAGCTCTCCGGGCACTTTTCAGGGCTGAATTCCGATCTCGACAAGACGAACGGGAAGATGTCGGAAACGGAGCAGCAATCGGACAGCCTTACCAAGAAAATTGGCATCGGCCTTGTCGCTGCCTTCGTGGCCGTCACCGCGGTCGTCGGGGGCTTCGTTGCCAAGGGCCTGATGGTCGACTCCACCTTTGCCGGCATCGCCACGTCCAGCGATCTCGCTGTGTCGCAGATTTCGCGCTTCGATGCCGCCGCCGCGCGCTCGGGCGTGGGCATCAAGGACCTGGGCGCCGCCATGGCCAAGTTCCGCGACGAGATGAAGAACGCCGCCGCCGGCGACGGCAGCGACGAATTCTCGAAGCTGGGCGTGAAGGTCGCCGACTCGAACAATGCCTTGCGTAAGACTGACGACGTCATGATCGACGTGGCCAAGAAGATCGCTGGCATGTCGTCTGAGGCCGAGAAGTACGCGGCCGCGTCCAAGCTGGGCTTCGACGGTAAGGTCCAGGTCCTGGAAGACATCGCACACGCATCCGACCTTTCCGCGCGCGTGACCGATGAGCAGGCAGCCGCGGCGACGCGCCTTGGGAAAATCTGGCACGAGATCCTGCCGAGCAGCCGCAGCATGTGGGCCGAGATCAGCGACAAGCTGGCCAACGCCTTCACGCCGGCCATGACCACCGCCTCTGTCGCGGTCCTAGAATCTAAGAACCGCATTGTCTCGGCCTTCGACCAAATATATGGTGGCGGCTCGATGTTCGACAAGCTGGCCACCAAGATCCAAGGCTGGAGCCAGGACGCGAGTAAGTGGTTCGCTGGCGTCACCAAGTCGGCCACGGAAATGACGGTCAGCCTGATGCAGTACATCGCACTCAAGACTGGTCTTGGCAACCCCGATGCGCTCAAGCCGAATGGCGCGGGCTTCGTGCCCGGCCAGGTTCCACTGGTGAGCGGAAAGAACGCGCCGATTGTTTCCGAAGCCGACAAAAAGGCCCAGGAAGCGGCAAAAGCGCAGTACGACCAGCTGACGAAATCGATCCTCGAAAAGATCAATGCGCAGCAGCTCGAAGCGGAGACCGGCGCCGCGCTTACGGATGGGCAGCGGACCGCACTCCAGTTGATGGGGTTGCTGAGGGACGGGAACCTCGACCTGACCGATGCGCAGAAAATCGCCGCCCGGACGCAACTGCAAACCCTGATTGACCTTGAAAAGGCAAACAAGCAGATGCTGGATGGCAAGGCTACCGCCGAGGCCGCGGCCAAGAAGGAAGCCGAGGCCTACGCCACTCTGATGGCCACTATCCAGGACAAGCTCGACCAGGATGCACTTCAGCTGTCGATGAACGACAACCTGACCGACAGCCAGAAGCTGATGATCAAGCTGGACTCCGAGCTGGCGTCCGGAAAGCTGAAGCTGTCGGACGCGCACATCGCGGCGGCAAAGGCCAAACTCAGGGAAGTCGGGGCATCGGAAGACCTACTTAAGGTCCAGACGGCTCAAAAGGAGGTCGCCAAGTACATCGAGTCCGGCATCGAGGCGCGTAATAAATCCGTCCAGTCGCTACAGCTCGAATATCAGATGTATGGCAAGAGTGCTGATGCCCGAGCTATCGCTATGGTGGCAGTGGAGTCCGAAGCGTCGATGCAGGCCAAGCTTAACGAGTTGTACGAAAAGCATCTGCCGGTCAGCGAGGCGACGATCGAACGGTTGAACGCCGAGCGCGATGCTCGTACGGCGGTAGGCCAGGCGACGCTTGGCCAGACTCAGGCCCTGCAGTACGCCGCCCAGCTGGCCCAGGAGAACAAGCAGTTCGTCGTCGACGTGATGCTGGATGACAAGCAGCGCGCGGCGGCCCAGCTGGCTCTCGATTCGCAAGTCTGGCAGGGTAAGATCGCGAATGCTGGCGCCGGCACCGAAGCGCAGCGGCGGCTGCAAGAGCAATTCGACCAGTGGTATGCGAACCAGTCGATCAAGCCCCGGCTGGACGAGGAAAAGCAACTGTGGGACTCGATCGGGAGCGCCGCACACGACACGTTCATCAGCATTCAGAACGGGGCGAAGTCCGCGGGCCAGCGCGCGAAGGAAGCACTGAAGAACGGCCTGTTCGAATGGCTGTGGCAGTTGGCAGCGAAGCCGATCTACCTGGACGTCCGTGCGGCCTATAGCTCTGCGGGATCGCTTCTTTCGGCCGCCGGCCCCGGTGCGCCGGTCGGAGCTGCGTCGAGCAGTCCGCTGGTCACGGCGGCGAACGTCGCTTCCAGCCTGTACGGCGCCGTTACCGGCGGCATGACCCTTTCGGGCGGCTTGGGTACCGGCTTCATGGGTTCGCTCGCGGGTGGCCTGAACGGCGCTGGCGTGGGTTCCGGACTGACTTCCTCGATTGGCCTCTCGATCGGTAACAGCATTGCCGATGTGGTGGGTCCGAGTGTGGCTGGGGCGATCTCGACCGGCCTCGGTGCGGTCGCAACGGCGCTACCCTGGATCGGTGCTGCCGTCGCCGCCGTTTCGATTGGCAAGCTTGCCTTCGGGATGGGGTCGAAACAGACGACCAGCCAGGGCATGAGCGGCACGCTCTCGGCGGACTCGCTGACCGGGTCGAACTACGCCAACTGGACCGAGAAAGGGGGCTGGTTCCGCAGCGACAAGCACGGCACCGACACGACCGCATTCAGCGCGCAGACCGTGACGCAGCTCACGCAGGGCCTGTCCGCAATCGAGCAGGCAGCATCCGGTTTTGCGAAATCGCTGGGCGTCGATGCCGGTTGGGTGTCGACCTATAGCAAAGCCTTCGATCTCACCCTGACTGGCGACGCGACGAAGGACGCGCAGGTTGTAGCGGACTTCTTCAACGGCATCGGCGACGAGATCGCGAAGAAGCTGGTACCGAACCTCGACCAGTTCAGCAAGTCAGGCGAAACCGCATCGGCGACGTTGCAGCGCCTGGCGGCCGAGTTTCAGGGCACCGACCAGGTGGCGCAGCTGCTCGGCACTTCCGCCGCGCAGCTGTTCGGCTCGGCCGGGTTCGATTCGGCGAAAGCGCGCGAGAACCTGATCAATGCGGCCGGGGGCCTGGATGTGCTGAACCAGCAGGCCACGGCATTCAACCAGAACTTCCTGACGGACGCCGAGCGAATGAAGCCAGTCGCTGATGCATTGAACGCGGCGCTGGGTAGCCTGGGGCTGGATTCGATCCCGACCACGCGCGACCAGTTCGCTGCGCTCGTGGTCAAGCTGCGCGATTCCGGCGCCGCGGCGACCGAATCGGGGGCGGCGCAGCTGGCCGCGCTACTGGCGCTGGCGCCGGCCTTTGCGCAGGTGCACCCGGCGATCGAGGCCACCGCTGCGGCCGCAACCATGGCCGCCGATGCATTTACGGCCATGAAGGACGCAGCGAGCGGCCTGACCGGCGACGTGGACAGCGCAATGTCGGTGCTCCAGAAGGTGGCGCAGCGTCAGAAAGCGGCGATACAGGCTCAGATCGATGCGCAGACTGCTGCGGTCAGCAAGCTCACATCGCTGTCGCAAGCCCTGCACGGCACTCTGGACAGCATGGCCATTCCAGACCAGAGCGAATACGACCGGGCTGCAGCGCAGGCCCAGGTGAAGACCGCGCTGGCGATCGCGAAGGCGGGCGGGCCGCTGCCGGATGCCGACAGTCTGAAGACGGCGCTGTCTGCCTTGCAGAAGGATTCGACGGGGCAGTTCTCCAGCTACGCCGATTACCTGAAGGACTTCTACACCACGAAGAACGATATAGCATCCCTCGCCGGTGTCACCGACGATTCGCTGTCGGTCGAGCAGAAGTCGCTCGACGCGCTGAGCGCCCAGATCAAGGCAATCGATGACTTGGTGGCACGGGCACAGGATCAGGTCGACGTGCTCAAAGGCATCGACACGAACGGACTGACCCTGATCCAGGCAGTGGAGGCGGTGCGCACCGCGATCCTGGCGGCGCAGGCGAACCCGGTGGTGGCTGCCACTACAGCGGTCAACCAGGCCTACCAGAGCGCTCTCGGCCGCGCCCCTGACGCTGCTGGCCTGGCGTACTGGCAGCAGCAGGCTGCATCGGGCGTATCGGTGGACGACATCAGGTCGGCGATCACGATGTCGCCGGAGGCAACCATTCAAGGCATGTATCAGACGATGCTCCACCGGCCGGCGGACGCAGCTGGGCTGAACTTCTGGCTCACGCAGCTGCAAAACGGCGTGTCGATGGCCGATATCGGGAACGCGATCGCGGGCAGCGGGGATGCCGGCGGCAAGATTCCCGGCTTCGCCGGCGGTGGCGATCATACGGGCGGGCTGCGCTGGGTCGGTGAGTTGTCGCCTGAGCTCGAGGCAACAGGTGCGTCTCGCATCCACAGCACGCAGTCGCTGATTGATGCGATGCGGACGCCCGCGGGCAATAACGATGCGGTAGCGGCGGAGGTCAAGTCCTTGCGTCTGTTGGCCGAGAAGCAGCAGCAGGCCCTCGACAAGATTGCGAACAGCACTGAAAGGCATGCATCCATGTTTGAAAATGCAACCGGTAACGGTGGTCCGCTGCTGGTGGAGATCGCGCAATGACGGCCTCACTGAGCGTTCTGGCGCCGGTCTCCGTCACCGACGCGATCCTCATCAGCAGCACGGCAGCCGAGAACGACTACCCGGCCTGGGCCAGCGGCACCGCGTATGCGGTGGGCGACTTCTGCATCAGCACATCGACCCACCGCATCTACCAGTGCCTCACGGCGGCGACCGGCAAGGACCCAACCGACCTGAACAACCAGTTCGGAGCCATCGCCTACTGGCTCGACTATGGCCCAACCAACAAATGGGCCATGTTCGACAACGAGGTGAGCTCGCAGACCGTCGCACCACTGTCGTTGACAGTGGTGCTCAGGCCAGGGGGCTTCAATGCGCTGTACCTGGCCAAGCTGGAGGCGGACAACATCGCCATCACCGTGACCGATGCGCCGGGCGGGAACGTCATCTACAGCTATGCGGGCCCTCTCGAGGGCTCGCAACCGGCTGACTACGACGAGTACTTCTTCGATCGCTTCAAGCCGCTGACCGACTTCCTGGCCAGCGGGATCGACCAGTACAACTCGGCACAGATCACTGTCACGCTGAGTTCCGCCAGCGGCACCGTGAAGTGCGGCGTACTCGCGGTCGGCGACCTGCGGGACCTGGGCTCGACGCAGTTCGGCGCCAAGGCCAAGCCCAAGACCTACAGCTACATCAAGACCGACGACTTCGGGAACACCAAGATTGTGCGCCGCAAGGCAGCGAAAGACCTGACCGCGACCGCGTATCTGGATGTGTCCGAGGCCAATACCGTCACGGACCTGATCCAGAGCCTTCTGGATGTGCCGGCGGTCTGGATCGCTTCGAATCTGCCGGAGCAAGCCTTCCTGCGCGTGTTCGGTCTCGGTAGCGGCGAGGTCTCCGCCGACGGCCCGGGCTACTGCCAGCTTTCTCTCACTGTACAAGGAATGATTTAATGGCTCTCCTCACACCGCCGCCAACCCCGATCATCCAGCGCGGCGACCGTACCACCTTCGCCAACCGCGTCGATGCCTTTATCACCTGGCTGATCACCTTCGTGAGCCAGATGCTCACGCTGGTGTCGTCGCTGAATACGCTGGCCGCCGGCGGCGCCTACTCGATCCCCTACGTGATCGACCTGTCGTCGACGGTCGACAGCGACCCGACGGCCGGCCTCCTGCGCTTCAACGCCGCAATCCAGAACGCCGCCACCACTATTTACCTGGACCTGCTCGGCTCGGACGGTATCGACTACACCAGCATCATCGATATCTTCGACGCCTCGACCAGCGCCGCAAAGGGCTCGATCCGCCTCGTGAAGATGGGCGATCCGACTAAGTTCCTGACCTTCAGCGTGACGGGACGAACAACGGCGACTGGCTACCGCAAGCTGACCTTGGTGAACACTGGAGGGAGCAGTGCTTCGCCGTTCGCGGCTGGCGACAGCGTCGTACTTCAATTCCAGCGCAACGGCGACAAGGGCGACCTCGGCCAGCCGGGCTTTTCGAATATGGTCGTCTTGCGCAGCACGCAGAGCTGGACGCCGCCGGCTGGTATGACGAGGGCAAAAATCACGGTCATCAATGGCGGCGACGGCGGGTATTCCTCCAGCAGCACGACGAACTATGCAGCAGGCGGCAAGGGCGGCGACTACAGCATTTCCGTGCGCGCGGTCAGTTCGGCGGTCACCTACACGGCTACGGTCGGGGGTGGGGGCACCGGCAACAACACCGGGAATAACACGACGAGCAACCCGGGCGGCACAAGCTCGTTCAGTGGCAGCGGCCTCACGACCCTCACCAGTGCGAACGGGGATATTGCAGCCTCCGGCGAGGCCGGGAGCCAGTCGCCAGCGCTTAACTTTTCGTACGGCGGCGGGTCGTTGTACGCCAGTCGGGGCGTCGGCGGGGCGGGCTCACAGATCGGACAAGGCGGTTCGGGCTCGGTCAACAGTGGTATGTCCTCTGCAGGCGCTGCTGGTGCCATCATCATCGAATACTAATCGGGGAACCCATGCGAGCTGCAATCATCGTCGACGGCAAGGTCGACAACATCATCGAAGTAGATGCCCTCGACGTGCTCGAAGGCGTCGTGGTAGTGGAGGCGCCATCGGCATCCATCGGCGATTTATGGGATGGCGAGAAATTCACCTCCGCCGCGATTTCCGCACCGATGCCGACCGAAGCACAATACGTCGACGCGATCCAATCGATGCTCGATGCGAAAGTGGCCGAGCGCCGCTACCTCAGCATCCTCTCCGCGTGCTCATACGCGAATTCCACCAGCCCGACTTTTAAGGCAGAAGCCGATGCGTGCCTAGCGTGGCGCGACGCGGTATGGCTCAAGGCCTATGCAGTGTTCGACCAGGTCACGGCCGGCACGATGCTGCAGCCAACCATTCCCGAGTTGTTGGAGATGCTGCCAGCGCTGACCTGGCCGACCTGATCCTTATCTCACCCCACCTCAAGCCGCTTTCGAGCGGCTTTTTCTTTTCCTGAAAGGGCAGCATGAATCCATCAACTCCCCCGCCGGACCCCGGCTACGATGTGGCTGCAGTCCTCACCTGGGTGTGGATCATCGGTCTGTCGGCGCTGGGCGGCATCGTCTCGTTCGTCCAGAAGATCAAGACCGGGCACGCTCGCGCCTGGACCTTTACCGAACTGGTCGGCGAAATCGCGACATCCGGCTTGGCCGGCATCATCACCGCAAATCTGGCCGACTCGATCAATGCCCCCGCTTCGCTGAAATACGCGCTGGTCGGCATCGTGGCCCACATGGGCAGCCGCGGCCTGCTCAAGCTGGAATCGATCGCGAATACCAGGTTCAGCCTACCCGCCGATGCGCCGGCGCCCGCTGCCGCAGGAGACGACCATGCCGCCTAGCGCTTTCCTCGGCATGCTGGCACAAGCCGCGCAGGACTGCCAGCGCAGGACCGGGATCCCAGCATCGCTCACCCTGGCGCAGGCCGCGCTCGAATCCAGCTGGGGCGCCAAGGCCCCCGGCAACAACCTGTTCGGTATTAAGGCCGGCAGCAGCTGGAAGGGGCCGACGGTCACCTTCCAGACGCACGAGCACCTGGACGGCAAGGAAGTCGCCATGGCCGATCGGTTCCGCGCCTATCCCAGCTGGCTCGACAGCATGCTTGACCACGCGAACCTGCTGCTGACCGACCACTACGCCGCATGCCGCAAGGAGACTACCTGCGCCGGCTGGGCGCGCGCGATCGCCGCGGCGGGCTACGCCACCGATCCGGACTACGCGAAGAAGCTGCTCGACATCATGACCGCCCGGAACCTCGCTTTTTACGACCAGGTGCACCCATGACCGAACATGAGCAGAAGCTGACCCTCTCGGTCGACATCTTCTATCCCGACCACGCACCGCGCACCGAGTCCGCGCTGTTCGCGCACACCAAGCATCACCTGGTGGCCGTGCTCGACACGCCGTGCTGGATTTGCGGGAGTAAGGAAAACCGCGAGGTGCACCACTTCCACGCCGAGTGGGCGGACGCCGAGGGCATCGACTGGGACCGCATGCGCACGCTGCACCCGGCCTTCCCCTGGTCGACTTTCACGAAGCCCGAGGACTTCATCGACTCGGAATACAACATGCTGGTCCTCTGCCAGAAGCACCACACGGGCAAGGACCACGGCATCCACATGCTGCC